GGTGGATATCGGACTCGGTGAATGCGCGGTTGCCTGGGTTGTAGGGCGAGTACATGTGCCTTGGCTACATTTCATTGCGACGGATTCGTTTTTTGTTGGGGGAATGTAAATGTCTTTCTTCGGCGGACCCTCTGCCGAGGCCGTGGCGCGAATGGCTGCGAAAACCGCAGCCCAAACCACACTGAGCGCCAAACGGCGAGGTATCGAGGACCCCGCAGTTACCGCGAAGAATGCCGAGCGCGCGAAGGTCGTAGCTGCCTACGAAGAGGAGTTGGCCAGGCTTACGGCGAAACAAGAGGAGCTCAAGGCTCGTCCGCCGACACGGTCGGTTCAGGGGGTGGACATAACATCCAACGACGAAGTTGCGGAAATTGGGAAGCAAATAAACGCGCTGAAGGAAGAGCACAGTGAGGATCTAGCGTCGTTGGGCGGCCGTCGTCGTCGCAAGACCCGTGGTCGTCGGACTCGCAAGTCCCGTCGCAGCCGCAAGACCTCCCGTCGCAAGTACTAAAGGCTGGACTGCGTTTTTTTGGTGTAGAGGGTGTAATGGCAAGGACTCGAAAGGGAAAGACACTTCGAGGAGGTCTCCTAGGCATCGTATCACTGAGAAAGAAGATCTCGACCCAACCGTCTCAATATAAGAAGATCCTGACGGAGTACTTGGGAAGTACTATACGCTCGGTTGGGAAACGTCCGCTGACGCTCGAGGAGTATCCCCTGGTTCGTCGTCAAGCCACCCCCGACTATCGCGATCTCAATAAAGTCACGGTAAAAGGTGCGTGGGAAGACGTTGTAAAAGCATATAAGGCGCTCTCAGACAAGGAAGTACTGGAAGGACGACATGTGAAGGCAGAACTCAATGGCGTACAAGACCCCAGGATGAAAGCTGCGATTCTATCTGGGGCAACTGCTGGGGCGATGACTACTCTGGGCGTGGCAGGCAAAGTTGTTGCACAAACTGGACTATTCGTAGGCACGGTTTTGTGCGGAAGCACAGTTCTTGCCCTCGGAGGCGCAGTGTTTTTGCTCGAATTAGCGACATTCTTCGGGGGTGGAGCATTTATCGGATCTGATTTTAGCGCCTCGAGTGGCGTGTTTAGTGGGATTTCTGGGTGCAATATGATGAGGGGAGGAGGAAGTGCTACTGCAGAAGAAAAGGCGGCTGCAGAGAAGGAAAGACAAAACAAAGATTCTTCTATTCAGGAGTCACTCGTCGATGCAGCACAGGCGCTTCTCCCTCTCCAGAAGGCATACGACGAAGCGCTTGCCAAAGGAATTTCCGCAATACAAGATGTATATGGTGACGCGAACTGGGGTGAGGCTAATAGCAGTGTAATGGTACAAGAAATACATTCTTTTCCAGAATTCCCAGTCGTCAATATCAGCCCGCAGGATCTGCCGACCGCGATGGCGCTGGCCGCTACAGCCGCCGCCGCAACTCCCGAAGCTCACCCAAACCCAACTGAGGACACACCAGAAGCAAACAAGGCGGCCGCTGCGGCCATTGTGAAAACCCCCGAGGCAGCCCCCGAGCCTGCGCGGCCGAACAATGTCAACCAAAAGGCCCCACCGCCTCGAAAGGCGCTCCTGCCGCCGACGAAGGCGCCAGAGCCAGCGGCCTGCTGGACATCGTCTGAACCAGAGGGCGACGGCGTGAAAGCGTGGACACATACAGACGGAAGGTTTGAATGGGGAACTGGAGACAAAGGAATAGACACACCAGATGGTGGCCCAAAATGTCCTGGTAATGGAGGCCGTAAGCGTCGTGTCCGTGGTGGTGGTCCCAGCGGCGTAAAGCCCACACCCACTGGTGGTCGTCGTACGCGCCGTCGCCAGCCCCGCCGCAAAACCTCTCGCCGTAAGCAGTAATGGGGCAAGCTCAATCCTTTGCGTATAACCTTGGACCTGGCATCCCTGAGGAGCCACCGAAAACACAGACTGTCGTAGATGTAGCCACCTGCACCTACGACACCCCCTTATACTGCGACATGGCCATTGGACTGGTGTTCTTCAACCCTGCCAAGTCCAAGCGCATGCTCATGAACTATCTGTACATGGTGGAGAAGCTGAAGCGGGCCAAGCTGCCGTACTACACACTGGAGCTGACCTATGGAAACGCTGCACCCGAAATCACGGATGCAGTCCATGTCAGTGCCAAGACCATCATGTTCAACAAGGAACAGCTCTGCCGTTTGCTGGAGCGTCGGATCCCGTGGCGCTTCTCCAAGGTGGTGTTTCTGGATGCCGACCTGGTCTTCACGAGCCGAACCTGGTACGCAGACACCTCCAAGCAGCTGGCCAAGCACGATGTGGTCCAGCCCTTTTCCTCGGCCGTGTGGCTCGACATCACCTACACCAAGCCAACGCTGGAGCGCTCGAGCGTCGTGTACATGAATCGGGACAAGACCTACAACCATACCTACCACCCGGGGTTCGCATGGGGCTTCAAGCGGTCGTGGTTCCGCAGGTACGGGTTCTACGAGTACGCCATCACGGGAAGCGGCGACACGCTGAGCACAGCGGCCTGGTTGGGCGTCGAGTTTCCCAAGGGCTATCTCAAACCCGCATTCGTTCGTTCCTTCGCCGACTACCGCAGAATGCCAAGGCCCACCATGGGGTGTGCGCCAGGCAAAGTGTACCACCTGTGGCATGGAACGCACAAGAACCGCCAGTATGTGGATCGCCATGCCATCCTGGACGGAATCGCCGATGTCCAGCGTATTGTGCGTCCAAACTGGGACGGGGTCTTCGAGCTGAACGACAAGGCCGTGGACGCCAAGTTGCGCGAGTACTTTACCCAGAGGGAGGACGACGGAGTTTAAAGATATTTTCTCGGTGATACTCATACATCACGTTAATGGTGAAGCATCTGTGCACGCTGGCCCACCGCGTGCTTCAGACTCAGCAAACCTTGTCGTGTGCAGTAACCCGAATGCAGTATGGATTCTTACCCCAAGAAAACGCTAAACAAGCCCAACGCCATCTAACCGAACTGTCCAATCTCCTTCGTGAGATGGAAGAGACCCTCAAGACGCAGAAACCCGCTTATACCCAGTTGCAAAGGATACATCAATGAACGAAAAAGAAGGTGCATTTACTGTCATGTGTATTTCCGCACTCGCCGCGTGCTGCGTGCTTTCCTTCTGCGGGCATGCGATTCGCAGGAGGCCATTTCACTCGCCTCCCGAGGCCGACCCCGAAGACCCAATCGACTTCAGCTCGAACCCAAAGTCATCCTCCGTGAGCGTCGGCTCGTGACGGCGGATAATCTCCTTCATGACCTCCTGGCCACGCTCGCCTAGGATGTCACGCAGGTACGTGTCCAGTGTCTTCTTCGACAGCGTCCAGCCCCGCTTCCACTGGTTCGGGCGCTTGACCGCAAAGGTCATCTTGGACTCCTTCAGCTCAATCTTGTCGGGCAGCACATTGTTCGCGTAGACCGCAGCCAAATCCAGTTCCAGTGTTCGCTTGCGATCGCGAACCTCGGCAATCTCGGCATTCATCTCCGCGAGGCGCTTGGTGGTCTGGATGTACTTGCTAAGAACGGGCTTGAGGTCCTCCATGGTTTGCTCCATCTCCTTAAAAACATCTGTTCGTTTTCAACAAGAGGGCATGCTGCTGTTCGATGCCAAGGAGATTGATCGTCTCCGCGAGGTCTACAACAAGGAACACCCCAAAGAAAAGCCCATGGCAAAGGATTCTCCGACCAAGATGTGGGCAGAGCTGAAGCAGCGGCTCCACTCCAAGTGCGCAGAGGGCACGCCGTCCTGCATTGTCACATCCTTGATGGAGCCCCCGGACGCTCCTGCGGACTGGGCCGCCAAGCGGACGGACTGGCTGTCGAGCGATGACATTGAGATGGTCGAGAAGCAGTACACTCGACTCTTTGACGGCTACTACTTTGTGGGCTGCGTGCCCATCGACTTTGACAAGAAGTCTGAGCTGTCGGAGTGCCTGGTGAGTGCTCTGTGCTCCATGCGGATCGACAAGCTGGCCAAGAAGGGTAAGACGCGCATCGGAATCGTCTTCAACACGGACACCTCGGACGGGCCTGGTGAGCACTGGATTGCGGCCTTTGTCGACATTCGGCCCGACTTGGCCTACCCTCGCATGACCTACTTTGATTCGTACGCCCAGCACCCCGAGCCGCAGATTGTGGAGTTGATGACACGGTGGCAATGCCAGTGGGATGCAGTGTCTGGCCAGTCCTCGATGCACCTCTCCTACAATACCATTCGCCACCAGCAGAAGGATTCCGAGTGTGGAATGTACTGCATCTACTTTCACTACGCCTGCCTCATGAACCTCCCGATGGACCATCGTATTCCCGACGACGAGATGAACGCGTTCCGCAACCTGCTGTTCAGAATGCCCGAAAAGTAGTCGTCGGACTACACAATGGAAGTTCTTTTGGGTATTGGAGCCATTGCCCTCGCAGGGTTCCTGATTTCGCGTGAAGTCGGTGATGAGTTCCCGACTCCCGAGAACACACATCGGAAACGCATAGCCGATTACTACGTGGCTGGAACAACCAATGTGGAGGAGGCCCTGTCGAGTGGCAAGCGCCTGCTCGAGCTCCACATCGGATCCGATATGCAGGACCGCCCCGTGATTCTGCCTTCGGAGCAGCCGTTTGAGCCCGTGTGTGTTACTCTACTGAACAAGGCCTTCGGCAACAAGGATCCGTTCATTCTGTCCCTGGTCTTTCGCACGGATACCACGGTGACCCTGAATGCAGTGGCCAAGTCTCTGCGCGAGACTGTCCATCGCCACCTCGTGCCGCCCACGCCCGATCTAGCCGATGTCCCGCTGGACTCCCTGGCGAACAAGTTGATTATTGTGTCAGGCCCCGAGACGCGTGGGTCTGATTTGGAATCGCTGGTGACTCTGTCGTGGGGCGACTCGGGTCTGCGGCGACTGGACTATGCGCGCGCCCTCCACCCTCGCGAGCCCGAGGAGCTGAGGCAGTTTGCGGCACACCACCTGGTCTTGGTGGTAACGGACAAGTCGAAAAATGTCTACGCGGGCGACAATGAGATCATTGCGTCGGGTTGCCAGTGGAACCTTGCAGGCACAGGATCTGGATTCATCGAGCGCGTTTGATTTTCTTGCTGAACTAACAAAATGGCGAACAAGTGGCTCTCTCACGTGAAGCAGACGATGGCGGAGATGAAGCGCAAGGGCACCTACAAGAAGGGCATGGGCCTGTCGCAGGTCATCAAGGCGGCGAAGCTGACCTACAAGAAGTCGGCATCCGCTGGCCCTGCCGCGAAGAAGACTCGCCGCGCCCACCGTGGCCACCGCAAGTCGCGCAAGGGCTTCATGGGAATGATGTAAGCAGCTTGATCATTGCGTAGACTCCAACACAGAACCAACCCAACATGTACACTTGCATACACAGCGGCACATGTTCGTGCCTCTGTTTAGCCAAGTAGTTCTCGGTGGGAAATCCGATGAGTCCGTTGGTGGTCTCGTTGTTTGGTGTACCCTCCTCCTCGCATCTTTCTGCAGGTCTTCCCATGGTAGGATTTCTTTGAACAGCCACTTTTGTAGTAAGCCACATGGTGTGAATAACCTCGGTAGGTAGGAATGTGCGAACCCGTTTTTGAGGACAATGCCTTCAACAACCCGTGCATCCACTTTGTGTAGGCACGCTGGGACTCCAAGGCGGGTTCGTGGGAGTCTACGTAGTCGCTGAACACCTTGCGCAGCTCTTCGAACGGATATGCCTTGGCCAGAGCGTGCATAAAAGTCCGCTGCAGGGCCATGTCCGTTTCCTCGGGTTTGGTCGGATACACGTAGGCGACGGACATCAGGAAGTCGCGGCCTGGGACCTTGGTGGGCTTCATGGCCATGTACTTGGCCTTGACAGCAGCAAACTCTGGGTCCTCACCAGGGTTCACCACCGTCGGGTCATCGGCACACTGAGTGCGGAGTTTGTTATTCACCATGTTGTGAATCTCATACAGCCACTTGCCAGGGTCTCCACGCAGAGGGTGAGCGTGGACGAACTTCGTGGTGCTGGCACGGCAGTACTTGCAGGGGAGTACATCCTTCATGATGTTCAAGACATCGTCGGGATGGGGAGAGCGAAAGGCAATCAGGTGGAACAGTTCCCACCCACTCGGCCCCCAGAAGCGAGTATCCATTGTGTCTAGCGAACATCTTTCGTAGCGATCCACGCGGCGATCTGGAGGGTCATTGCTGCATCGGATACGGGGTCGTGGGCCTTACCGACAGGGAATGCCTTCTTCAGCCCAGCATCCAGCTCCTTCTTGATGCAGTCGTAGGCACCTTCCAACTTGGCCGTCTTGCATCGCTTGTTGAACTCGGGGTTGTGGGTGGCAATGTCCACGATACCCAGCGGCGGATGAAACGCAAAGCCGTGAATCTTGCAGGCAGACTTCAATGCTTTCAGGTCCATGTCTCCCTTCACCACCACGACAGACTCGCCGACCAGCTTGACGAATCCCTTGAGCCACGACGCGGGCTTCAAGTGAGGCTTGACCTTGGGGTCTGCAAAGTACTCCTTCACAATGTCATTGTTTCCCAAGAACTCGGGCGCCGACCGTTCCGTCTCCTCCAGAATATCGAGAAGCTCGGCAGTCGCAGGTGTCGTCGTGGAGAACTTGGACGACACGCGGTTCAACTGCCCAGCGGGCGCGGGCAGGACGGCAAAGAAGGGCGGTGTGCGCGTCCATGCATCTCCAGTGCGAGTCAAGTGGTACCCACCCACTTCACGGGGCAGGAAGGCCGCCCCCTTGTGCCAGAACTCGCAGTCGAACGCAAGTAAGGATGTACAACCACCTGCCAACCGATCCAACGCGGCGTTGCGGATCTTCATTATACACTTCCCCAAAAAGAATGTGAACCTGAAAACAAAATGCTCGACACACGCGACATCATCATCCTCACAGCGGCCTTCTACCTTGGCAGTGTGGTGTCCAAGTTCTTCGGGTCTCTGACTGACGGCATCATCATGCCGCTCCTGGCCCCCGCGGTTTCCGCGGAGAAGGGTGTCTCTGCCTTCACCGTGAAGTTCGGGTCGACGAACCTCAAGGTCGGACAGGCGCTGGTGGACCTCATCAACCTCGTCGTGTCCTTCGTGATTGTCGTGTTCACCATCGGCCTCCTGCGCACGTATGTTCTGAGCCGCATCGGCGCTCGGCGCCAAGGCGGCGGCGACGAATAAAAACGAGGTAACTCACAATGAGTGAAACACCTGCTGCTGCACCTGCTTCAACTGCATGGTCTCTTCCTAAGTTGTACGACCCCGAACGAAAGTGGTTTTGGCAGTCGTCGACAACTACCACATCTGCGCCTGCCGCTGCTGCAGCGGCTGGTGGCCGTCGTCGCACCTACCGCAAGAAGTCCAAGTCTAAGCGTCGCCGAGTCGGAAGGAGGTCCACCCGCCACTAGGGATCTTGCCATGGCTCGCCTCGAGCCGCTTCTTCAGCTCGGCACCCGACGCACCCACGCCAAAGCGCTGGACATCGTTGGTCCGCTTCCACTCGTTGAACATAATCTGAACCGCAGTCCATGTAACGGTGCCACGCTCCTCGCCCTCGGCGAGCGGCTGTGCTGCGTGGACCTTCTCACGGAGGAACTTGGCGATCGCGTCATTGTCCTCCTTGTAGTCACTCGTATAGGCCATGACCTTTGCAGGCGGAGTCAGCTTGCGGTGGCCATTGCCCTCCTTGAACACATGCACCAGATAAGACAGGAAGCACGCGGCCCACTCGGGGGACACCACCTTGGCCTGGATCGACTCGTCCATCAGCTTCTCGTGGGACTTCACGGGGTTCACCACGAACTTGTTCGGGTAGTCCACGACCACCAGACGACGCCAGGTACCACCGTCCGTGGTGTTGATCACGGGCTTGTCGTTGCAAGAGAAGAAGAAGCGGAACTGCGGAACAAACTCCACCATCTGCTTGGACCCCGCGTACAGATCGCGGCAGATCACGGGCTCCGAAGAGGTCAGCTCCTTGAGGTACCCGCTGTTGAACGACGCGCCCTCGTCGGGCTCGGACATGGTCGCAAAGCGCTTTCCCTTCAGCCTCATCAAATCGGGATTTGCAGAGCCCGTCTTGCCGCGGCCCTGCGTCAACATCGTCACCGAGGCCTTGGTCGCGTAATCGCCCAGCGCCTTCATCATCAAGTTCATGAGCATGGACTTACCATTCGAACCATTGCCTGTCAGAATGTGGAACTTCTGCGACTCGTTAGCTCCCGACAGAGTCGTGGACAGGCACGCAAGGAAGTAGGTCCTCACCTCGGGGTCGGGAAGGACATCGTGGATGAACTTGTTGAGCTCGTTCCAGCAGTCGTGCTGGTAATACGGCTTCTCGGCATCATAGTCCAAGTTGGTCGAGAAGGAGATGTAGTCCTCGGGCTTACCGTCGCGGAACTCCATCTTCAGCGTGTCCAGCACA